CCATTCTTCTTTGTTGTTGAGAACAATATCACCGTCTAAACTTTCCCAAAGTTCAAGTGCGTAGAGGGCTATATCTGTTTCTTGTATGGTTAAGCCCTTATTGTGGTTGTTTTCGACAATAAAGTCTAATCTTTGTTTTTCTGTGTATGGTTTAATTAAATTTTTCATTTTTCAGTTCCTATATTTATTTTTCAATTGAATAGCAGTTTGTGGCAGAATAATTTGCCAAAAATCCTTTAGCTTCCCATTTAGTAGGTTGAGAAGAATATTTCCGAGTATACCCAGTAGCCGAGGGGAAGGAATCGAACTCGCAATATTGATAACCGCCACTCCAAGGTATTGCAGAGTAAGAAAAATATAGAGGAGCGGAGGAAAAAGTTTTTAAGAAGGTAACGGAAGTCGTACCAGAAGTAGCATAACCACCTTGTTCGCACCAGCCGTCAGAATAGATTCTATACCATGAATTATTATAGGAATATGTTTCGATGATAGAATAAGTTTTTTTAAGATTAGAGGAATTTGAGAAATCAGAATTCAATTTATCAGAGAGGGAAGAAAAAATATCTGATATATTTTGTTCAGCAATAGATAATCCATCATATTTCAAATGCATAAGACAGTTATTCAAAACATCTGGGGAATAATCAGAAATACCAGCCAAAGTAGGATTATCCGTCCAAGTATAATTTGTAGTCATAATTTATCCTTTATATTTAATATCCAAATAATTGTAAATCTACTTTTGCAGTAGTTTTAGAGCCAGAATTAGTAACGGCATATATTTTAGCCGAAGAAGGAGTTTTATCGGCAGTAACAGCGAAAGAAGAAATTGAATTTGTAACAGTAGCGACAATTCCGGGGGTAGAGTAGTAATTCAAATCCGAATAATCCAAGAGATAACCGTTTTCAGAATCGGTAATTTCTATTGAAAAGTTATGAATTTTATCTGGGAGATCAACGTTCATAATGATATTTTCGAGATAGGAGAATTGTCCAGTATAAGATTTCAAAATAATTTTCAGCTGATAAAATCTAAAATTGTAATCGCCATCAATAAAACTTTTAAAATCAGTATTTAATAGAGCAGATTTATCATCAGCCCCTCTAATTAAGATTTCAGAATATCCAAAGGAATCGTAACTTAAAGAGAGGGAGCATTGAAACTGTTTACCCAAATCGAATATTTCACTAATAAAATAGCCTTCCGAAACAGGATAGCCCCATTTATTAGCGAAAGTAAAATCAGCCAATTCCAAATCATTCCATTTAGAGTCAAATTTTTGCCAAAGATTAGGAGAATTTGCCAATTTCAAGCAATTATTATGAATAATCAAATCAGATAAGACGCCATTATCCGTCAAGATATTTTGTTGTAATATAATATTTTTTTGCGGAATGTAATCTACGGAAATGACGTCAAAAGTATCTTCTTTAGAGTAGTTATAGCCATTAAAGAATTTAATTCTAAAGCAATAATTACCATAGGCAGGAATTTTTTTAGAGAAAGAATTAGAGGAAATATTTTTAGCAATAAGTTTTGCAGAGTCCCAAGAAGCACCTTCTCTAATTTCGCAAGTTAAATTTTCATTATGCGACCAAGAGAAATTGAAGCAATCATAAGATTGAACGACATTAAAATTTTGAACATTTTGCGGATATGAATACAAATCCTGAAGTTTAGAAACAATCAAATGAGGTTCAAGACTGCCCAAGGAGTCAGAATATAAATTTTCATCATAAGTTTGCCAATCGACTTTAAAAGTACCAGCACCATCATCAGTAACTTGAGTAACTTTAACTTCATATCCAGAAAGCCCCATTAAAGTACTATCGAATTTAATGACATCACCGACCTCAAGGTCATAAGCACGATAATCAGTAGAGAAAGACCCATAATAAGGTTGTAAAGATTTACTATTCAAATAATACCAAGCCAACCTACTTGCTTGTTGAAAATTAGTACAAGAATATATATCCACAGAAGTTTCAACAGGAACGCCATTTCTTCTATCTTCTATTTCAGCGAAGGCTTCAACTTTTTGCCACTCGTGTTCAGGGGAGATATAGACAGCTTTAATAATATCATAATGTTCTTCATTAGGAACGGATTTAAAGACTTCATTAGAAATATGTTCAGCCAAAAACACTTTAGAAACTGGTTCAGGTTTATCAATTTTAAATTGAAGCAAACCATTTTTAAAGAATAGACCACCACGACAGGAACGATATATTTCATCTAAAAGAGTTCTAACACTTGTTTGAGAGTCAAAAATCATATTAAAAGAAAAACGAGGTTTATCAGCGACAATTTCATCGCAATAGCTTGCAGCTTCAAGGAAACTTTGGATATCAAAAATTTGAGAAATTAAATTATCGTCCAAAATAGAATTATCATTGAGAGCCAAACCTAATCCATTGTAGGCAGTAAGGAAATCGAAAAGAACCCAAGCAGGATTTTCACTATATTCATAAGAATATTTAGATTCTGAATAATATACACGAATTTTCCGTCCTTTAACGATAGCTGTAACGTTGTAATCAGAGGAAACATTAGAAGAATAATAAGCGGTAATAGCGAGATAGGCAACATTTTTGAGAGAACCTACTTGTTCAATTTTTTCAAGTTGAGAATTGCCAGAAACGATAGATGTAACTTCTTGATTATCAGAACCATAAAATTTTTGAACAGAGCAATTAGATAATTCTTCTACAGGAATATCATTAATTCTAATATCAGAAAAATCAGAGATTTCACCTTCAGAGAAAGCAACAATTTTTTGAGTATAATAATCGGTAGTATTTTGCCATATCAAATTACCTGCTAATTTAACAGTACCATAGAGTAGAGGCAGAGGTAAATCGGGATTAGTTTGAGTATATTTCACATTTTGGTAGTTAGGCGAAGAAGCCATACCTTTTTGGGCAGACGAAAGTATTTTAGAAGTCAAAGCCCCTGCGGCAACGACAATACCGCCATAAACAAATTTAGCAATAGAAGAAGTTTCCTGACAAAAAACACCACTAATAATAGAAGAAACACCTTTAATCACTTTATTTGCGAGATTAATTAATGCACGAATAGCCATAATAAAAAAGAACCTACTAATTTTTCACACGAAAGACTTTAAAATCTTTAAACATTTTCAGTCGACCAATTTGAAGTGAATGTCCACGAAAGACGTGAATAATTTTGCCAAACTGTAAAAAAACAGCAACATGTAATTCATCATTAAACCTTGTAACGATTAAATCGCCCATTTGAAAGATATCATCTGTCGAAATTTCGAAGCAATGTTCTTTAATTTTAGCCAAACCATACCAATAATTTTTATCATCATCATTACTTCTTAACTTATACTTTGGTTTATCGGGATAGAGAAATTGAACAGGATAGAAGCAACCTTGATAAGAACCGTCGTCATTAAACATTTGATAAGGGCGTCCAATTTGAGATAATAATTGTTTTATTCTATTTTGCATATAAACACCTTAAACTTTAATAACAGTTTCCAAAACGCAACTTGGAAAACCACGAAAATTGATAGTATTACCGAGTTCAGAACAAGTTGAAAAAGTTCTATCACAAGTAGTTTTTTCACCTGAATAACCACATCTATAGTCTTTAAATCTTCTAACTTGACAAGAAGGACGATATTTAATGACAGGAGCTAATTTTTCATATCCGCCGAGTTCGGTTTCTATATCGATAGAAGCCTTTTCCAAATCCAAACTCAAATTATTGCAACGACCACTATAGAGAATTTTTTGCAATCCTTGAATAATTTCATTTGTATTGACATTCAGAAATACAAGAGTTAAAACGGCAAAAGAATTAGTAATTACATCTCCACGATTAGCAATTATGCTACTAATAGCAAGATTAACATTAGATAAATCAATTTCTAATTTATTAACAGATGAATTATCATCATTTTTAATTTCACCGTGAGATAAAGGAGCACCAATATAAGTTTCGCCATTAAAATCAAGACTATCAAGAGTTTCGTTGTCCAAAATATATACAGAACCACTATCAAGTTCTATTTTCAATAACTTTCGAGGAATGATTTCATCTTTTTCAACTTCAGATAGTGGATTTTCTGAAGGAAAAACTTCAATCAAATCAATTTGAAATTCGCCATATCCGAACTCAAAAACGGATAAATTTAATTCATCATTATTAAATCTCACATTATAAGTTTGACCATCACCCCCTTTATCCAAAGCCCAAGTCCATTTAAAAGAACGAAAACGGCCTCTTTTGGCAATAAAAAAATCTTCAAATTGCTTTCTAACAATAGAATTTTTCTGAAAAGATAATGTCCATTTTCTTTTAGGGGAAGATTGATAAGTTTTTTTAGAAAAAGATGAGGAAAAAGCAAAATCAGAAAAGAATTTATACTCGAGAGAAAAATCACATTCAGCCTTATGCCAAAAATCAAAATTTTCAACAGGATTCACAGAAGAATCATCAATAGCAATCAATGTTAATTCACAATCAGAAAAACCAAAATCAAAGATATTTTGTTTAAATGAATCTTCGTCGAAAGAGCATAAATACGTTTTATCATTTCCACCATATTGGGATTTCCAAATGAATAAAAATTTATTACAACCACCTTGAGTTGAGATATAAAAATTTTCAAGTTTTTGTCTATCAGTAAAATTTTTATCAAAAGATAAAACAAAAGTTCTTTTAGGATAAGTCCAAACTGGGTATCTTTGTTCTTTACCAAATTGTTTTTCGTTAATTTGAGTTTTAAATTCAATAGAAGTAGAATATACAGACTTATATTGAAAATCAAATATAGGATAATCCATAAAAAATCCTCATAATCGTATATATAGTGTGTATAAGGGGTGTGTAGGAAAGGAATAAAAATAAAAAAATAAAAAAATAAAAAAATAAAAAGCAAATAAAAAAGCATACAAAGTAATTGTATGCAAGTATAAAGGTAGATAATAAAATTTTTTTATTTAAACCAGACCTTTTTTCTTACGAATAATATTGTTATCAGGAGAATACCATCTGTTATTAGTACAATAGCGAACCAAAAGACCATACAAATCATAAACGCAAGAATAGTATCTATCGGGTTTAATTTCAATCAAAGAAATGATACCATTTTTATCGTAATAGTAGGTAGTAAATGGAACTTTACCAGAATTTGTATAAGTAGCATAATATTGTAAATCGCCAAACTTATCGTAACAGAAAATAGTATTCGGAATATTTTTAAATTTAACATCGAAACAACCGTTAGTATATTCAATAATTTTAGCATTATCGAGTTTTTTTCTAACGAGGAAGTTTTTTTTATCATTTAGGGAATACAAATCCAAATGCATCTTGTCAGAGAAAGAATTCATATTAACTTCTTCAACGACATCTTGAAAAGCATCGAAACGCATTTGAGTAGCTGTAGTAAATTTAGGTACAGGGCCAGCAGAAACTTCTTCTTCTTCGTTAGGGACAGGCGTGTCAAAATCCACCGCAACAACAGAAGACATCGTAAAAAATAAAAATAATAGAATTAAAAAAATCTTTTTCATACGAACATTATACAATTTTATTTTTTATGTTGCAATAGAAAAAAGCTACGTAATCGAATTTTCATTTTTAATTTTATCGAGTTCCAAAGCGGCATCGAAATCGGAAACATTATCCAATTCACAGATAGCGGTTTGTTTACTCATAGTACCTGAATTTATGCGATTAACAGTATTTTCAACGATTTCAGATTTATCTTCAGGGATAGGATTTCCCCAATCGATTTTAACGGTATCGACAGGAGAGTGATTGAGTGCCATAGCACATTTAGCAACATTTTCGATAGCAATATTAAAAGATACTTGTTTAATATCGTCAATTTTAGTTAGGGAAGACATAAAAATTTTTCTCAAACTCTCACCAGACATATTAGCAGAAATGTCCATACCATAGGCTTGTGGAGGAGTTTTAGAGAGGATATAGAAAAATTTCATCAAAGTATCTATATGATTTTTCACTGCATTTTCTTGCAAATCAGCAGTAATATATTCAGCTTTCACCCCATCACGACCAACAGGAATAAAATCACGATTAGGAAATTCTGTTTTACCAGTTAAAGGATTAAATTCAAGATTTTCATTACTACCAGTTATTTTAGGATTAGCATGTCTATTCAAAACTTTAGAATTTTGACTAACAGTCAATATAAGTTCTTCAACAAGAGATTTACAGCGAACATAATCGCTTTGTCCAAAATATTCATCACTTTCAGCGGTATTTTTAACAGGAAAAATCAAGAAATCGTCCCAAATATCAGAAAAATCATCAAAAGCAGGAATATTGAGTTCGGATTCAACATCTAATTTTTCAATATAGCTTCCATTTCTATATAACCACAATTCGTGTTCAACAGAACCTTTCCGATGTTTTTCCAATAATTTATAGAAAATTTGTTTTCCATTTAAAAAATCAGATAGAGTATTAATAATGATATGCCCACAAACATTATTAATATTCCCCTTTTTAAAAACAGGAAACCAACAAGAAGGAGAAACACTCGTAATTTCAACCCCAAATTCACCAAAACAAACTTTAAACAGCCCATTACCAAAACGAGAAACATCAACATAGACTTCTTTAAGAACAGATAAAAAATTATTATTTTTTTCAATCTCGTCCCAAATTTGTTGATAAGAACCATTAATATTGATAAACAAACCTTGATTAGTCAACAAATTTTTGTAAAAATCAGTCATAGCATAAAACAAATTCAACTCCACAAAAGTTTGAGAAGTTGTGGAATCCAAAGGATATTTAGCACAAATTTTTGAATAAGTTTGAGCAAAAGCAGTTTTAAAATTGCCTTCATATAAATCACGAAATAAATCATAATTTAACAATCTTGAAACAGAATCACTATCTAAATCCAATTTTTTATTTTGTCTAATAATATTGAAATCAGTAATCATAATAAGTCCTTTATATTAAGCTAAAGTTTGAGGTCTTTGCGAAAATTTTTCCGTCATTGCAAACATTTTTCCGTTATTGCAATAATTTTTTCCAGTCATTGCAAACATTTTTTCCAGTCATTGCGAGGAGCAAAGCGACGAAGCAATCCATTTTTCTCGTCATTGCGAGGAATGTAATGACGAAGCAATCCTTTTTTTCAGTCATTACAAATGATTTTATTGTCTTTGAAAGCGAAGCGTAGCAAACATTTTTTCCGTCATTGCGAGGAGCAAAGCGACGAAGCAATCCTTTTTCTCGTCATTGCGAGGAATGTAATGACGAAGCAATCTTATTTTTATCCATTAAATTAATTTAGAAAAATGTTGGGTTAAAAATCCAAACTACAATATTTTTTGAATATTAATAATGGAGATTGCTTCACTTCGTTCGCAATGACAATAACATAAGGATTTTAGAAAGAACGTCATTGCAATAAATTTTTCCGTCATTGCAAACATTTTTTCCAGTCATTGCGAGGAATGTAATGACGAAGCAATCTTATTTTATCCATTAAATTAATTTAGAAAAATGTTGGGTTAAAAACCCAACCTACAATATTTTTTGAATATTAAGCTGAAGTTTTAGGAGATAAATCTACAGCGACGGAATTAAAATCGATATCAATCAATTTAGATTTAGAGGAATTAAATTTATGAGAAGTAAAGACGCCTTTACCGTCGAAAGTATAAGTAGCGAAGTCGCCCTCAACGCCATTAATCGGCATAGCAGTAACTTTAGCTTTATATATACAAATATGGCAATCGCCGCCCGAGATACTATCAGTCCCATCAATTTTTGCCTGTAATTGGAAATAAGGGGTATTATCAGAATCCGATAGAGAGAATGAAGCGGAAGAGTTATCAGAGTTAGAAGAAACGGAGCCGCCACTCAAAGCAGCCAAAACATCTAAACTCAATTCAGCATATTCGGAAGTAAAAGAAACAGCTTTAATTTTAGAGGAAACGGCGAGAGTTTTTTCATCACCAGTAAGTTCTTTTTCATCGATATCGAAAGTAACAGACAATTGTCTAATACCGGGGACATCAATGCCATCTCCGACGGAGAAAGCAGAATCATCATCATTAGTAATAGGATATATTTTCAAATCATTAATACCCAAGAGAGCAGTTTTTTTAGAGATAGACATAATAAACCTTCTTTCTTATCTTTTATGTATAATTTTCAAATCAAAGGCGAAAACGTGGCGCCCATTTTTTTCTTTTTCCTTATAGAAAGGAGATTGCAGAGGTTTAATCAGCATCAATTTACCATTAATATTAATAGGTTTTGAATATTGATTAGGAGGATAGAAGCAATCGAAAGCAGAATTAATGAGAAGTTCAGCGGATTTAGCGGATTTATTTTTAACGATAACGGCAACGGTAGTTTTTCTTGCGATATCGCTAAATTCACCGCCTTTACACTGAAGAATAATTTTAGAATTTTCCCACAAGAAATCATCGAAATTAAAAGCAATGTCATCACCTTGAGCGACATTATTAGATACTAAAAAATTTTTCAAATCATTTAAGATAGTCATATCAAGAAGACCTCACGGAGTGTTATTTCGCCATCAAAGCCGTTATAAGAATTAACTTGTAAGACTTTATAATTAATTTCATCGAAGGAAACGATATCGCCAACCGAAACATTATCGATGCAATACATTCTTGCAGGGAGGGATTTTTGAGAGGAGAGGGAAGATAAATCAGCTTGAGCAGCGAATTCGATTTTACATTTAATAGTTTTGATTTCCAAAACAGAAGGGACATCATACTCATCGACATCTTGAACGGATTTCAAAACAGCAGTATCATTAAGTAAATGTTTAAGCATAGAGCCTCACAATCAGCGAATATTGTAATTTTTGACAGTCCACTTCAAAACGAGATTCAAAGCGACATCAGAAAGAAGCAGCCCCAAATTATTTTTATCGAAATAAGAAACAGACGAATTTCCAATAGAGATAGAGGAAATACCATAATGTTTATTTTTAGCGTGAACATTTTTATCGAGGATAGCAATAGCTTCTTCGCAGACGGCATTTTTAATATCTTGAGGCATTTCAAAATTTCTTGGAAATTGTAATTTTTGAGAATTAAGAAGTTTATGCCCAACGAAATCGAAATTATTTACTTTATATGTAGCGAAGATGAGAGCTTGTTCTTTTTTATTATCAGGCAACTCGAACCAAAAATCCGCATAGGGGCAATTTTGGAGATATAAATCAGCCTCTTCAAGAGAGACAAAAGTATTTTCAAAAATAGATAAAGACATAATAAGAATCCTTTAAGAAAAGCCCGACGGAAGTCGGGCGGGGGAAACAATAGTGCAAAGCACCAAAAATTAAGTATTAGGTTGAAGAACCGCAAATGGATATTTAGCGGATTTACAACTTCTATTTACAGGATTAGCGACCTGAATGCCCAATCTCATAACGCAACGAAGAGCGACCATATCTTGTTGAGCGAGATTATAAGCAATCGACCCGTCAGAATTTTGGATAATAGCCTGATCGAGTACTTTGTAAGTCAAATCTTGTCTAATAGAATAAACGGCCTTAGAGAAATCCCCAGCAATCATGAGAGCTTGAGAATTATCGAAGGAACCGCCGACATCGCCATAAACGAGTTCTCTACCGACGAGGGTATTAGGAACTTCACTTGTTAAAGCGGGCATATAGAGTAATTGTCCATTATTATCACGAAGACTTCTAAATTTAGCTTCCATAGTACTATCAGCGAAGAAACCAGTAACTTTAAAGCCCGAGGCTTCAACTTTAGCCATCAGACCTTTTTCCCCGATAATATCATCAGCGACATCAGAGCCAGTACCGAGAGCAACGGAATTACCAGCAGCAATAGCGGAAGGAACGATAGCATCGGGATAGGAAGCAGGCTTATTATTACCAAAGAAGACAGCAGAATCTATGGCGATACCAAAAGCTTCAACTATTTGAGGTTTAAGAGCCGACCAAATATCATAGCTTGAATCGTCCAAAACCGCTTCAGGGATAGGAATAATAACAGCAATTTCTTCAGCAGTCAAAACTAATTTATCCCATTCAGCATTAGAAGTTCTTTTCAAAGCAGTATCACCGTTTAAGAAATAAGCATTAGGTAGAGAAGCGGCAATAGGGAGAGTTTGTTGTTTAGCACTCATATTAGGAAGTTGTTTAAACATTTTCAAAGCAGCCGAAGAAGATGGCATATTTTGAATAATTTCATTAGAAACTTCACAAGGAATGAGAGCATCAGCATTATTTCTCGAAATATAAAGTGCATCTTGAGTCATAGTTAAATCCTTTCTAAATTATCTGCCCAAAGCAGAGCGAATGTAGTTATTCATTTGTTGAGAGGTAGTATAGTTAGAAGTTTTACCACCTTGGAAAGAGAAACCGTGTCTTAATTTTTGTTTTTTAAACAGAAAAGAATTTTGAGATATATAATTTTTCAAAAATTCATCGAAGTCCGAACAATCCTCAGGAATTTCAGACATAACCAAATCAGGTTTAAGACAGCCCATTTTTTCGAGTTTAAACAAAACATTCTGATTATTTTTTTGTTTAAGGACGATTTCAAATTCTTTTTTCAAGTTTTCCAAATCAGATAGAAGCAGTTGTTTTTCTTCTTTAGAGGCATTCAAAGCCGTACGATATTTAGCACATTCTCTATGAAGTTTAGCGACCTCATCAGATTTAGAATTTTGAGCCACAGACTCATTAATTTGTTCAACCGCAGGTTGAACTTCCGATTCATCGGAATTGTTGATATTTTCTGACATCAGAACTCCTTTCAGGTTATAAATCAAATATTTAAAGCATTTTTTTAATGCCATTCAAAAAGTTAATACAGTTAGAGAACTGTTGTTTTTGGAGGAATTTATCTTTTTCTTTTTCATATTTAGCCAAAGCAATCATAGAAAAGGATAATTTTTTGGGAGTAGAAGACCAAAAATCGTAATCAGACCAACCCAAATATTTTCTTGCGAGGGCATAATTTTCCTCAAAATTATAGAAATCGGAATTAGAGGGAATTGGATTAGATTTAGGGTTCAGGTAGAGCAAATTTTGTTTAAGAGATATCAAATCTGGCAATAGATTTTTAAAGTGTACTTTCAATGTAGCCAAATCATTCAGAGATATTTGTTTTTTTTGAGATAAATAATTTTTAATTTTAATAGAAGCGGAGATGCCGTGGTATTTAAAGGCGGAAACGCTAATCAAATCAATAATTTGAGTAGAGGTCAATATATTTTTGACAGCAAAATTTTCATAAATTTTATAAAATCCGATACCGAGTATAGTTTCGAGGATATCGATAGATTTATGATCGAAATCGCATTCATAGAGGGAATCAGCGATTTTAATCAGACAAGGGAAATTATTGATATTATTTTTCATATTACATACCGTTTATAGCGTATTTAAGATTAGCGTTATTATATTTAATATTTTCAGCGGTAATATTAGCGAGCAGATTTTTATTTTCGAGGAGATATTGTTGAACATCTTTAGAGTCCCATGCCTTAATATTGAAATTATTAACGACATAATTTTTATTATCCGATTGAGAGGAGTTATAAGAAGATGTTTCAGAAGGACTTAAAACTCTTTCGCCCCCTTTAAGAACGGATAGATATTCAGAAGTTCCAGGCAGAGAATATCCTGTTCCAGAGGGTATAAGACCGCCAGAGTGGTGGGAGGAAAATACAGAAGATATCAAACCTGAAAAAAGCGAACCCGATATAGAAGTAGCGGAATTAAGGGAAGAAGATAAAAGATTAGCGGAAGAAGAAGATATAGTATTATTTTGGAGAGAGGATAGAATAGCATTAAGGAAATAATTTTTCAAATCATTCAAAACGTTTTTCATAGTTTCGCTAAAACTTTTTGTACCACTAATGATATCTTCGATAGCGGAATTATAAATATCAGTTAATTCATCGGAGCTTGCAGATAGAGAAGAAGCCAAATTAGCCGCATCTTGATAAGAGTCAATCAAATTTTGAGCAGACTGATATTCTTTATTATTAGTTTGAATGAGATTATTTTTCGCATCATTCAGAGATTGAAGTGTAGATAGAGTTGATTTAACTTCATTAATTTCATTTTGGTATTCAGAGGAAGCTAATTTAATATTATCAGAGAGTTGGAAAGTCAAATCAGAAACATCTTTCAAATCTGATTTATTTTTTTTCAAATTATTAATAAAATTATTCCAATCGGAGAAAATTTTTGAATTATTTTTAGTCATAAAATCTTTCTTTTCTTTTCAGGAAGTGATTTTCGAAGAAGGTAATCGCATATCGAGTTTCGTCCATAGAGTCATCATTTTCTTTCAGAGGGACATCTTGTTTATGCAGGGAAGAATAATTTTCAGAAGGATAGCGATATATAGAGAATTCACGAATAGTATTTTTGCACTTATCTGCATTAATAATTAGCTTATCGTAGTTAATAATTTCACGGAGAATAGCAATACTATCTTGAAGTCGAGGTTTTTCTTCATATACGATAATATTAGGTAGAGCTTGACGAAGCCTATAATTTTGTTCAGGGCGGGCATTATCGGCATTAATAAATCTAAAATACCGTTTATATTCATTTTGTTTTTGAAGAATCCAATTAATGACATCTGATTCATTAAGTTTAGAGGAATATAGCTCATCAATTTTGTAGTATATTTGATTTTTATCAATCCCATAAAGACCGCAGCATAGAGGGTGATTCCAACCCCAATCGAGCCCTAAAAAGTATTCATAGAAATCATTATTTTGAATTTTTCGCAGAATATCGTTATGAGAGCATGTATGTTTTTGAGGGGAGAAAGAGTCATATACAAGCCCGTCAGCGACCACCCAAAGACCTTTAATTTTGCGAGCTTCAAAAGGACCTTTATACAATTTTTTTTGGTTTTCGATAAAAGTTTTGCTCAAATTGAGGTTATCGTCCATAGTAAAATGGAAGTAATCGAAAATACTTAATACATCTGAATTTTTATCTAAAAAGGGCTTAATTTTTTCGATATATAGCCAATGATTAGGGCTTTCAGGGTTACTATCGGCAATAAATCTTGCTTTTTCGGAAGTCAATCTACTAATAGCCATATTATAGAAAGAATAGTGATGTTTAGGTAATTCATTAGCGTACCAAAAATCCCACGTAGAGCCTTGAATGGAGGAATCGCTATCTGATTTTCCGCCACCTGTAACCAGACAGGAATATGTTTTACCCCAAAGTTTAATATCCAATTCACCAGATTGAGAATTATATTTACATACGGCACCGTGGTAGTTACGGAGGTATGGTAATAATTCAATAAGAACGTTATTTTTGACAGAAGATTTTGAAAAACCAGAAAATACTTTAAGGTAGTCATTACCGATGAAAGAAAATAGTTGAGGAATTTTGTAGATAATGGAGAGAGTTTTACCTGAGCGAGTAGCACCATCACAGAGTGTAAAAAATTTCATATCTTTAGGATTTTTGCTTAAGAAAAGCCTATGTTTTTGTCCAAAACGAGATTTTGCCCAATCAATCGGCATTATTATCACCTTTAACCATTTTTTCCAAACTTTCGAGATATGCTTTTTGAATTTCCACAGGAAGCATACCATCATTTTTTGCATCTTTAGAACTATTACTCATTGCTTTTCTCTCATCTGGAGTAGCAAGAATTTTATAGAGTGCTATTTGCAAAGTAGGAGTAGTACTTTCATACCATTTTGCACGCAATTTTTGTTTAATCATTGTGCGATTATTTTCGATAGCATCTTTAATTGCATCAGATTTGTCGAGTCCATAGACATAGAATGTTGATTTTGAAAAAGGGAGGAGAACAATCAAATCGGTTATAAATAGTAATTTATATTCTGAAATCAAGTTAAGACAATCATTAACTAACTTTTTATATTCTGATTTTTTTATAGGTAATTTTTTCTTTTTTTCAGCCATAAAAACCTCAAATTTTAGAATAATGGGTAATTACTTCACCGAGGATTTCAGAGTGGTTATTGAAATTTTTTCGGAGTTGTAAGTAGATAGGTTGATTATTTTCGTCAAATCTTTTAGTTTTTTTGAAATCGCCATATGAAAAATTTTGATTAGATTTAGAACCAAAATTAACTTGTTCAAGAAATTTCTTTCGTTGCTTAATGGCTTTATCATAAGCACTATCAGCTTTTTGTCCACGACGATCTTTAACAAAAACATCATATTTTTTGTTTTGTTCAATCAATCTTGAAACTGGCGAATAGCAATTAGGACAATGCCCATATTCAAGACACCTGTAAATCATACCATTTTTAAGTGGCAGCATAATTTTTTCAGCGGCATAGAAATGCTTACCGCAACAAGATAACATAATAAACCCTCCTTCAAAGAAACAGTTCTTCAGAGATTACGCCTAAAAAGAGAAAGGACTTATGTAATTCTTTTGAACCCAAAGGCTAATTTTAATATAACAGACATTTTGGGAGTCTGCAAATTTAGGTTATAACAAAAATAACACGTGAAAGAGAAAAAAAACAATGTAAATATTTTGTTACAAAAGGCAAATTAAGGGGGTATAAAAGCAGGTGCAAGACGCTTGTATTTAGAGGGTTTAATAGAGATTTATCATAGTTTTTATAAAAAATAGAAAATGAACAATTTTTTTTATTTATCGTTTTAATGAATGTAAGAGGAAAAGATGTCAGAATTTTGTGATAAATACGAGGCATATTCAATGTTTGCAAATGAAGAGGAGTTTATCGAGCATTTGCAAGATTGCGAATATTGTAGAAAGGAGTTTGAAAGAGAGCTCCGATTATCGGTGTTAATCCAAAGTTCTGGAGAACGATATAAGAGTTTAGTTAGGCGAAACCGGCTAAAGAGAATGATGTGTAAGGTAGCTTGTATATTAATAATTTTCTCGTCAATAGGATTATATACAGGATTACAAATCAGAGAAGGCCAAAGATTTGCCCAATATGTTCGAGAGAACACAAACGTTTCGATAATAGCCGAGAACGGCTTGCCTGTAGATGATTATGGGTTTTATGACTACGATTAG